TGGTTGTCGCGCAACTCAGCGACGCCATAGAGTACGTCGAGCGTTACCTGCACACCCAGATAAGCTGCGTTATAGGCCCACGTCACGCGCACCGCAAAGCCTTCCTCCGGCATCACCACCGAGCGTGCGCCCATGCCATCCGGCACAGTCGGCAAGGGACGGCTTGCCAAGACAATGGCGTCGCGGTGGAAGGCTAGGTTCTTGGCCTCGCCGCTCGCTTCTTTGACCATCTGATCCATAAGGTGCGCGAAGCCGTACTTGCGCCCGATGATCGCCTCGCGCACCGCATCCCCGTTGTCGCCAAAGTCGCTGGAGGTGAACTTTTCCACGTCCAACAATTCGGCTTCGGCGTCCTGGTGCCAGACGATATAACGGTCGCTCTGCGACACCTTCGCATCGTTGAGCAAGCGCCGCGCCTCAGTGACAGTGGCGGCGGTAATGCCGCCACTACCGCTCGTGGCGTCAATCGGCGTAGTCGAAAAGCCGCTGTACAGCGCCAGGATGTCACTGTCGATCTGCTCGGCAATCGCCTTCATGCCGTCTTCGATATAGCCGTTGACGACATCCTGGTTCGCTTGCGCGGCGGCGATGTCCTCGATCAAGAAACTGATTTCCTTGTGCTTGTCGAGGGTCAAATTGACCACATCGCTCGACGGCGTTTGCAAGGTGACCACCGTGTTGGCGGCCTTATTGTTGACCGAAAGCGTCCCGCGCTTGGGGATGTGTAGAATGTCCCCAAACTTGGCGATGCTGTTTTCGAAGTTGCGATTCACGAGGCGCGCCATGACCGTGTTGGCCTTGAGTGCGCCGAGTGCCGCCGCCGCCCAAATTTCAGGAATGAAATTAGCGGCCTCAGTCGTGGTTACGTTTGCCATTGAAATTAACTCCTAACGATACGCCCTTCCGCCGACGCTCTGCGGATCGCCTCCGCGTTTGCTCGCACAAACTTGGGGTCTTGCAATTGCGTCTGCGTAAAGGTCACAGGCTGATTGCCTGCCGGTACAGGCGGGATGCCCGGTGCTCGTGCCGCTCCGTTGCCCATCAAGGCGAGCAAGGCTTGGGCGTCGGCTTCCATTTCCGCCTCCGTCCCCCCCTGCAAGCGCCCCACCAGGGCCACGGGCAAATTCAACTTTGCGCCCACCGATAAAGCCATCTGCAAGCGCACCGCGTCAGGCTGGCTTGTTGCAGTGCTCGTTGGTGTCTCCGGCGTTGCGGGCTGCGCTTGTGCGCCACCCCCCTGCGCTTGCCGTAAGCTGGCCAGGGTTTCTCGCATTTCGTCCACATCTTCAAAGCCCAAATCTTTGGCCAGCTTGCGGACTCCCGCACGCTCGGCTTGGGTTTTGGCCCCCTTGACGAAGCTGTCTAGCTCCGCTTGGTTGGCAAAGGCCTTGTAGGGCTGCTCCGCCGCCGGGGTCGCTGCGGGCGACGGTGTCGCCGGTGTTGCCCCCTGCTGCGTAGGTGCGCCATTGTCCGCTGGCGTCGGCGTGCTTGCTGCTTGTGGATCACTCATAACCCTGTTTCCGGCTGTTGACCGCCGCCGTGGGCGTGTTAGATAGGGTTGAGACTAGGTTGCTTGGTTATAGATTAGCGATTCCGGGCCATCCATCGAGCGTCTCTTCGATATTGAGAATGTCCTCACACGAAGTCATCTACTCGGTAGTTGTGACCCAAAGCCAGGGCGCGCATTTTCGCGCGCCGTTTATCCTGTTTTGAGATGCCCGGGCCAATCGCATACGTCGCAGCGCTGGGCGTGCCATTAGGCGAGCAATAGAGTTTCCAGCGCATTTTGGGGTGCCAGCTGGGGAGGCGAAAGCAGACATAGCCCCAGCGTCGCGTGTGGATTTGCAACGTCAACCACATCGCATTGAAGCCATAAAAGGTAATGCGTCGCCCGAACAAACTGAATGAGATGTGACCGCCCAGATATTTCCAGGGCCAGTCGTAGAGGATTTTTTGCTCCAACGCCCGAAGCCTTTTTGCAACCATCTCTCAATCTCCCCTTCTGTTAAATTCCGCCATTGCGCTACTTCTCATACTTGCCGTCGTCATGGCCCCCTGCTCGAAAATGGGGTGGTACATCGCCTCCGATGTCCGGCACATCCAGTGGAAGGCCGGGTGCATCATCTGTCGTGCAAAACGCGGCTCCGCTGTTAAATCAAAGGGCTTATCCACATCGCGGATCTGCCCGTGTACCCGTAGACAGCACTTCGTTGTGCGCGGCCCGATGCTGGCGACGGCTTGCTTCTGCACTTGCGTCCCGCCGGTCGCGTTGACCTTTGCCAGTGCCGCGTTCTTGGCGGCATTGTTGGCGGTAATCACCGCCCTGCGGACCATGCGCTCGGCGCTCAACTGCCCATTGCGCCACACCGCCGGCCCCTCGCCCGTGGGCGTCGAAGCCATCAACCGCCGCACCAAATCGGGAAAGCCTTCGCCCTGGATCAAGCCGTTCTGCAACTCGCGCCGCAATTGCAGCATCGTCGCCTGGGTGATGCCCTGAATTTCCTGGGTCACCACCGGCACGAATTGCTCAATCGTCGCCGTGTCGATCATCGTGAATTGGCTCACGTTGGGGCGCAGCGTCGGCGGCAATAAGGCCAGCTCGCGGCTGATTTGCTCGACCGCTAGTTCCGTGTTGGCGCTCAACAAATCGCGCAAAATCACACCCACCTCGTTCTCTAATTGCAACAGGCGGCTGTCAATGTTCTGCAACAGCCTCAACCGCCGCACCAGGTCAAGCTGCTGCGTGGGCGTCAACGTGCCCGGCCCCGTCCAACGCGTGATCAGCTGCTCGACCAGTTCGCGCCGCGCCGCGTTGTAAGCCGTCGCCACCTCGCGCGCCGCCCGGCTCTCGGCTGTCTCCAGCAATAGCTGGTTGCGCTCCAACACCGCGCCGCGAAGAGGCATGGCCTACTCCTGCAAGTACAGCCACAGCGCGCCCGTCTTGGCCGCACCACCCGCCGCCACCGTCAATTGCAGCGTGCCATGCACGATGGGCGACTCGTAGGCATCGGCAATCGTCGCGCCGACGCTATCGGCCCCCGTCACCTTCGGATAATAGAAGGCGTCGTTGTTGGCGTTGGTCAGGGTGAGCAAGGTCGTCACCAAATCGCGCGGCGTAAACTGCGTGCAGATCAGCGTAGCATCGACGCCATCCACCAAATCGCCATCCACCCACTGCGCCGCCACCAACTTGGCAGGGGTCTTCACCGCCAGCGTGCCGACATAGGCCCCACTGCCATTGGTCAGGATGTTAAAAACTTTGACTTGCATCGTGTTACGCCTCCGCGCTCTGTGCTTGCTCAGGAACCGCGCCGACCCCGCCGGGCGTCGCTAATGTTGCGCTCAAGCCAGTCAAACCGTCGCCGCCCGTGGCCGACTTGAGCAACGCCAAATTCAACTCGGCTTCCTCGGTGCGAATCTGCTCCAACCGCGACACCGGGCGAATCGCCCGCTTGTAATCAAAACTGTGCGGAGCCAGCAGGGTCGCCAATTCCCCGAAGCCGTACACGGTCGCCGCCATCGCCGCCATCGTGTGCGCATCGACCAAGGCCGCGTCATAGCGACGGCGCATCTTCCAGACTTTGGCGTCCAGTTCGACCAGTTGGATTTCGAGCGTCTCGGTGGCGATCTGGTCTTTGGCCCGCAAATCGTCGAAGGCCAGTTCCGGCAAATTGCTCTTGGTCTCGCCCTTGATCTCCTGGATAAAGGCCAGCGCCCCCGGCACATCGATTTTCGCCAGGAGTGCTTCGATGCTACTGCCCGCCGGAAATGTCCAGATGTTATCGCCGGACTTCACCAAGTCGGCTTGCTCCGCCCCGAAGGCCGCCCATTGCGGTTCGGCATGTTTGCCGATGATGTTGTTGAGATAGCTCGCCAGCTCGTTGACGCTGTTCAGGCTCGGCAGCGCCTTGGCAAAGGTGGGACGGCACTTGGCGTCATTCTTGGCCCGCACCACCGGCACAAAGCCCAGCGGGTTGGGATAGCGATCAGGGTTGCCGTTGTAGCCATGCGGCGCACCATCCCAATAGGTGCGAATCTCCATGGGTGTGATGGCCTCGGCATACTCGTAGGTTTTGCCCTCGTTGTCGGTCTGGCTGCGGTCCACGATCAGGGCCAGGTCAACCGTGGTCTGCGTCTCCGGGTCGAAGTGCTTGGTCAACAGACAGATCGCCGGGTCAAGTCGCTGCATCTGCACGCGGCGCATCTCGGCATCCGGCACAATCTTGATCATCGCCTCGCCCGTGGTCGCCCCATCCTCCAACCACTCATCGCCCGCCGTGTCCCAACTCGACCATTCATAGAGGGTCTTCTGCGCGTCCACGACCTTCTTGGGCGCGCCCTCGGCCAGCTGCCACGGGGCCATCATCCCCGGCACAAACGCCACGTCCAAATCCACCGCCCGCGCCAGAAACGACAACAGGGCCTTCGTCTGCGCATACAATTTGTGCGCCAGCTTAAAGCCGCTATCGTCATAAATCGTGCCATCGTAATAGCTGCGATATTGACGAAAGGTCGCCGCCCGGTGGTTGAAACGGCCCTGGTAGGGCTTGTATTCCGGCAATTGAAAGACCGTCGAACTATCGCCCATAAAAGTCCACTTTCCCCGACTGCATCTTTTGCGGCTTACCCACGTTGTAGGCGGCATCCACCAGCAAAAGCTCAGAGGTCAACAAATCATCATGCCCCTCGTTGCTCGGCACATAGGCCCGCACCCGCTGCCCTGGTCGCGCCTCCAGCTTGGCATGGCCGCGCTGCCACCAGCCGTGGCGATCCACATCCGCCGCGTCCCCCTTTTCGGCCCCCGCCGTGGCAATGGGGTCAAAGCCGGCAGCCGCATAATCCTGCAAACGCCCGCCCAGCACCGTCGCCAAATACTGAAAGGCCAGTTCAGTGTGCGTGGCCCAGGCACCGTCAAAAGTTTTGCCCACCACGCGCTCGCGCCCATTCTTGTTCAGGGCCGCGGCTAGAAAGGCCGTCGAGGTCGAGCCGATGCCCGTGTTGTCGCAATGCACCCGATTGATCTTCCACTTGTTTTCCAAGAGTTCAAAGAGCGCGCCGTGCAACGTCACCGGGTTGACATTGACCCACTCATAGCGCGCCAGGATGCGCACCCGCGGCACCAATAGCTGATTGCTCTGCTTGTCGTCGGCGGGCAACGCCGTGGTCAGCACCTGCCAATCCACCGCGCCGATGGTCAAGGCCACACTGTCACGCCCGCTTTGCCCACCCAAGCTAATCAGCGTGGTCGCCTCATCGGCCCCGGCAAAGTCCAGCCCGGCCACCACTTGCGTCTCGTTGCCCCGCTGCGTCTGGCGCGCATGGGAGCCAATGACCAGCTCCAAATGTTCGCGGCGCAACATGCGCCCGGCGGTCGCCAACGGTTCCAGAAAATACTGCGTGCGGATAAACGGATGGTCGCGGCTGCCCAGCCGCGCAATCTCGCTTTCGACATAATCCCAATAGCGCGGGTTTGACTCGCCCACCGTCTCCGGCAAGACCCGAAAGACCCGCCCTGCCGTCCTACCTTCCAGGATGGCCCGCTTGAATTGTTCCAGCAGCGTGTCGTCTGTCCAGGTCGTGCCATACGCCACCAGCGGCGCACCCGTCGAGGCGCGCATGGGCGAAAAGTCCTTGTTAAATTTGTCCTGGTTGATATCCTGCGCTTCGTCCACTTCGAGCAAAAGCGACGCCGTATCCCCCACCACCGAGGCGTTGGGATCCGCGCTCAAAAACGAAATGCCCGCCCGCCCGCACTTGTATTTGTAGCCCTGGCTTGGCTTGAACTCCAGGAAGGGCAACTTCTGCTTGACCAGGCTCGCCCGCGCCTCGAAGCGTTCTTTGCTGTTGACAATCTGCGGCTTCCACGTCGGCGCGGTCTTGACGATGTTGCCGCCCCGTTGCCCATTGGTGGCAAGGATGGCCGTCTCGACCTGGGCGCTCGTCTCGTTTTTGCCCGACTGCCGCGGCTGTTCCACCACAATGATCTCCGTGCGCCTGTCGTTCACCACGTCCAAAATGTAATCCGCCCACTCTTCTTGGTAGGCGTACAGCGGCACGCCCACGATGTCGCGGCTAAAGAGCCCCATGCTTCGCTGGTAGCTGCGAAAGGCATCAAGGCGGCTCATCGCCACCGCCACCGGCTTGGTCTGCGGGTACGGGTACGGTTACGGACTGAGTGGCTGATTCCACCGATCCCAGAGCGACGATCCATCTCTGCGACTAGTGCCTCTCGATCCGCCGCGCGCTGGGCGACTATCGCCCGCAAGCCAGCCGCGTCATTTGTCCGCCCCTGTTGCTCGGCAATCTGCGCTAGCCCTAAAATCATTTCGTCGCTCCACTCTCGAATGTCAATCATGTGCCACCGTCCGCCGCCGCCCACCAATCCGCTTCCAGGCTCGCCCCGCTGTTGCTCTGCTCCGGCCCGCTGCCCTTAAAGGCCAAATCGATCACCTTTTGCGCGGCTTCGTTGCGAGCGCGGTCATCCACCCCAAATGCCATCACGTTGACCCATGTTTGCACCGCTGGCCCCGCCGCTTGCTCGGCATAGCGTTTTGCCCGGTTGAGCAGCCCCAACCGCTCGCGCTCTTTGGCTTGCAACGCCAGACTCATCGCCTCTTTAAGCGCGGCCTGGAAATCCTCGTCATGCCCCCACCCTGGCTTGACCCGCTTGCCTTCGTCGTCAATCTTGCCCTTTCGGTAATAGCTGGTCTCGGCGCAAATGCGGTCGTCGCCGCGAAAGAGATCCGCCCAGGGCAAATTTTCGATGTACACGTGCTGCACAATGCGATCAATGGCCTCGCGCTGCGGCCCGGTTAGCTTGGCGAGCTTCTCGGCCAGCTCCCATGTGGCGTAGCCCACCATGCG